TGCACGACGTAGGCGAGCCGAGCGCAGCCGAGCCGGGCGTGATTCAGATCAACGCCGAAGACGGCATGGTTGCGCCGCACGGCTGGGACGAGCGAATCCTTGCGAGCGGCTGCACGCTGATCGACGCGGAGAACATCGAGCAAATTCTGGGGGCGAAAAAAGCATGATTCCCGAGCCGGCCATAGTCGTCTGCACGACTAACGCAAGATGCCTAGACGTGCTCAAGGCGTCGGTCAAAGCCTATGTGCCACGCATTATTCGCACCTACTATTTCCACGGCGTCGGCGCGACGTTCGGCGAGGCTTACAACCACGCGGCGGGGATCGCGTTCAAGGAGCACGACCAGATCGTCATCTGCAACGACGACATCGTGTTTACACCATCGACTTGGCTCACGCTTCTGGTCGACGTTGCGCTGCTCAAGGAGGCCGTCGCCGATCTCGGCTACGTCGCAGCACGCTCGGACTACGCGCGAGGCGCGCAGAACATTCGTTCCGGCACCGGGCGCTTGGACTTCCTGCGATTCCAGTCAGAGCGCAGCATCATCGAGACGCCGGTCATCGCGCCGATTTGCGCGTGGATTCACCGCGACGCTTGGGTCGATTTCCCGCCGATCAACTGGTTTTCCGATGACGTGCAATGCGCGGACATGAAGCGCCGGCATTTTATCTCGCGGGCCTACGTGCACCACGTCGGCTCTCAGACGTGCGGCAACGACGCGGCCAAGTGCATGGCCGATGCCGAGCCGTGGCTGAAAGCAAACCGCCCGGCGCTGCACGCGCAGCACTTCGGGCGGGTTTGACGATTCTCGCAATAGTATGGCCGCCGTTCGAGACTTCGACCCGACGCAGATCAACTCCGACTTTTCGGCGATACTCGCGCAGGCGGGCATTTCGTTTACGTATCAGGGCGCGGCGGTGACGGGCGTCTGGTCAGCCTCGCGCAACGCCTTTGCCGATTTCGAGGACCAACGCAGGGACGATTCGCGGTTCACCGTGTTCCTGCTCACGACGAGCGTAAGCGCCGTTCCGCAGGTCACGCAGACGCTTTCGCGAGCCGGCATCACCTATTTCATCGACCGAGTCATGCTTGACGCTGAGGGCGCGGGATGTGAACTCGAAGTGCAAAAGTCGATATGATCGAAATCGAAGCCAGTTTCTCGCGGCTAGAATTCCAATTGGCGAAGCTCGCCAACGCGGCAAAAGTTGACCTCGGGCTGGTTATCAAGGAGGAGGCGAAATACGCGATCCAGACCATCGTCAAATTCACGCCGCCCAAGAGCAAGCAGCAGGGTGCGAACGCGGTGCGGGCTGACTTTTCGAGACTGGCTGAGCCGCTTGTTTATCAGGACTTGCAGGCCAAGGCGACCAAGGGCGGATTCTATACATCGATGGCGCGTTACGTGCGCAACCGGCAGGTCGAAAAACTGAGGGCGCTTCTGCGAAACCCGAAGCTCTCGCACTATTACGGGATGCGACTTTTGGAGAACGAGGACGCGCTGCGCCTCGAGCATCGGCGCAAACAAAACGCTCGCGGGAGAATCACCGGCAAGCCGGACCAACTCGCGTTCGGCAGCGACTTCAAAAAATACCGCAACGAGATTGAGGGACGTGTCGGCTGGACCGTCTCGGGCTGGAACTCGTCGGCAAAAGTCGCCGGGGCGCGTTACAAGAAATTCAGCGACAAGCTCAAGCCGCAGGCGAGCGGTAACAAGCTGTTCGGCTCGGTGCAATCCAGCTTCGGTCCGCAGCCGTTCATCAAAGCGACGGCGCACAACGTGAAGATCCCAAATTATCAGCGCATGATTGACGGCGCGATCAACTCGCGGATTCAAACGACCGTCAAAAAGATTGAGGCGATACGTGCAAACGCAGCGGTCAATTTGGGTTTCATAAGAGTAAAAGGAATGATGCCACTTAAAACCGCAGCATGAGCACCCGCACAAACATCCGCAACGCCACCGCCACCGCGCTCACGGGCGCTCTCGTCGTTCCGACGGCGAACATCTTGCGCGGGCGCAACAACACGATTGCGAGCGTCAGCTTTCCGGCCGCTGCCGTTTACGCGGTCAGCGAGCAGATCGAAGTGCGAACGCTCGGGCCGAGCAACCGCACGCAATACCGGCAGTTGCAGCTCGTGGTGGATTACTTTATCGCCGAGAGCGGCACGTATCTGATCGATGACCTTTTCGACACCGGCAGCGCAGCGGTCGAAGCGGCCGTGCTCGCGGACGTTACGCTCGGCGGGCAGTGTCAAGACCTGCATTTGACGAGCGTCGAATATACGATTGAGCCGGACGAAGACCGACGTTTCGGCGCGGCTCGTCACACCTTCAACTGCATTTATTTTTCAACCGACTAAAACATCATGGCCACCAAATTAGGACGCGACGGGCTCATCAAAATCTCGTCAACCACCATCGGCGAGCTTCGCAACTACGCTCTGACTCACACTTCCGACACCGTTGAGGATTCAGTCCTCGGCGACACCTACCGCACCCGGCTTGCATCCATGAAAACTTGGAGCGCGTCGGGCGATCTTTACTGGGACGAAGGCGATGCCGGCCAGCTCCTCATTACCATCGGTTCGCAGGTCACGCTTAACCTTTACCCAGAGGGCGCAAGCACCGGCGACGTTTACTATTCCGGCGCCGCCATCGTGACCCAGTTTAACGTCTCTGCGTCATTCGACGGCATTATCGAGGGCTCGATCGCCTTCGAGGGCAACGGTCCGCTGAGCACGCTTACCGCTTAATTTCGCAGGCAAAACACACAACACACATGGACGCAATCGACCTAGTCAGAGAACATTTCGCCTCACTCGGCACGCGCAAAATCGACGTCCCCGAGTGGAAGCTAGTCGTGCACGCAACGCCGGTCACGCTCTCGGAAAAAAACCGGCTCTATCGTCGCAGCAAAGAGAACGACATGGAGCTTTTGGTGGACATTCTCATCATGAAAGCCACCGACGAGCACGGCGCGAAGCTGTTTACGATTGAGCACAAGCCGACGCTGTTGAACAAGGCGGACAGCAACGTCGTCGGCCGCGTCGCCAACGCCATTCTCGCGGACGACGCGCCGAAGGTGGACGACCTAAAAAACTGATCTACGGCGGGGAGGCGGCAGACCTCCTCGCCGTTTACGCGCTCGCAGATCGTCTGCACAAATTTGCCCACGAGGTGCTCGCGATGCCGGCCGAAGAATTGAACGGCTGGCTCGCTTACATCGAACACCAAAACCGAAAACTTAAACAACATGGCTGAGGCAACATTCACACTGCGGGCGGTCGATGCGACGAAGCAGGCTTTCGCGGCCGTGCAGAACAAACTTTCGTCGCTGCAAAAAACTGCGAAGACGGTGAGCGTTGGCTTGGCGACCTTTTTCGGATTCAGCGCAGCCATTGGTGGCGTGAAGAGACTCGACGCGTTTCTTGAGGACGCGGAAAAGAACGCGAAGAGGCTTGGATTGACGTCCGAAGACTTGGACAAGCTGACGATTGCCACAGGATTTGCAGACGACAAAATGATGAAGCTCCAGCGCACCGTGGCGTTGGGCGCGGCTAAATTAGCCGGGGCTTTTTCATCTGGTGACATTGCAGCCAAAGCGTTTGCGATCAGAGCTGAACGCGCAGCGATTGCCATGAAACCGCTGACCGACGAGGCGGCAGCCTTGCAGAGTCAGTTTGACGATCTAGGGCAAAGCGAAACCTTCTTAGCCAATAAAATGATGAACCGCGCTCGCGCAATGCGAGGAGAGGCGGAGGGTTTGCAACAAGGCGACCCGCTAGCTGCACAAGCAAAACGGAACGAGGCGCTCAAGTTGGAGTTTGAGGCGACAAAATCACTGATCCAAATCGATAAAGAATACGCGTCGCAGCAAGAGGCGATTGGCGTTTTGCAAATGCAGATTTCCGGAAACGCCATTTCAACCGCAAAAGAACTGGAGCAATTAAGAAAACAAGAAGGGATTCTTTACCAAAAAATGGCGGTCTCTGACAAGTCGCAGCAAATAGAAATCAGAAAAGAACTGATCACGACTTATGAGAGAATCAGGGACCTGCAAATTGAGCAGGGCCGACTAAGCATGGAGGCCGGCGCAATGATCGCCCAAGGCTTTGAGGACGCAATCTTGAGCGGGCAAAAGCTCGGCGAGGTCGTTCGCTCGCTCGGTCGCGATTTGGTTCGGCTGGTCTTTAGCCAACTGATCACGCAGCCACTTGCGGCCGGCATAGGCGGCGCAATCAAAGGCGCGTTCGGCTTTCGCGCAATGGGCGGACCCGTCGCCAGCGGCTCGCCCTACGTCGTCGGCGAGCAAGGCCCAGAG